AACTCTGTGCCAACAGGAACAGCATAGACGATTGTATTTGGATGGAAGGTAACATACTTCTGTCCATCAATAGTGACAATCTTTTTATCGTCAGTGAACATAAGATCACCTTGATACACACCAGACTTAATACCGAGTTTCTTAAACTCAGCAAGAGCCACCTTTAACTTTGCAGCAAGATCGCCAGAGGTATCGGCATCAATCTGCGCATTTGTTTTATAAACTATTGGATTCTTATTGAAGACACCTTTCTTAGCAACGAAGAACTTCTTGTCTGTTGGATCGATGCCAGCAAAAACTGCAGGTGCACCATCCCACTTTACAGTGGCAGTAATTTTAGTCTTAGAATTTCCAGCAAGCATATCACGAAGATCTTGAAGAAACTTAATTGCTTGACGAGTACCATCAACACCACCATCGAATACCAGATCTTCCACATGGGTCATGTGAGTATTCTTTTGTTCAACGATGTAATTCTTTAGTGTTTTCACTTAATAACCTTTACTGAACCATCTGGATTTGCGAAGAATGCTTCGAACTTAATATTCTTAAACTCTGTTCTTAATTTTAAGAACTCTCGTAGATTACTCATCGAGTCATCAAACAATCTCACTTTACCGTATTGATTGCTTTGTAGATATTTCCTAACGATGACTACTTTCTTGATAGCTGGAATCTCATTGCCAACTAATTCACCTGCTCTTTCAACACGAACTTTATCGATGTCGAACCCATACTTACGAAATGTTGATAGGAATTTATCTCTATCATCAAAGTTTGCACGAGCAGTAAGAATGATAACTTTACTCAACGGATTCTTAATAGAGTTAGTCAAGATTGCTTTGGCTTTTGCCAGCATTCTACCAATTGGTTTGCTCTCATGATAGAACTTATGAGCATCTTTAAACTCAGAGAAGTCAAACGACTCTCCGTCGCCTAATTTGTAGTTGTTGAATTCTTGATTGGTAAGTTTGGCGATAGTCTTACCATCTTTGACAACTGCGATTTGAGCAGTGGTGTGGAATAGAGTGTCATCGATATCGAATATCGTTAGACTCCCAGTCGGCTCTACCACCGCTTCTTCTATGTATTCTCTAAACCTTTTCATACCTTTATTATACCGCAAGTTGCAATTAAAGACAACACCTTTCTGTAATAACCCTACAGACTTGAGGGGATTATCCTAGAGTGAAAGTGCCGTTGGCTCCCTTGTGTGGACCAGAAGATCCCTTCATAGTCATGGTCGCCACATTCATAATCTTACCAGTTTTCTTATGTGTACCCTTAATGTTGACAGCAATGCCACCATTATGAACTACATGAAGATTTTCAAAATTATCTAAGTGTTCATCAGCAATTTTATGTGCAGGTTTTACTACAGGTTTTGATGAACCATCATCTTGAACATGAGAGTGTGCCACAGTGTGCGGGATTTTAGTTGGTGCGGATACATGCTGATTAACAATTTCTCTAAGTTTAGTATCATCATGTGTAGCCAAACCATCTGCAAATTTCTTGGCGATTGCTCGTTTAGCAATCAATGCACCTTCTTCTGCAGACTTTGCTCTTGCTGCAGCCATCTGTAGAAACTCATCTGGTTTCTTATGTTTGTCATGAGCATTAACAAACATCTCAAAATGTTTATGTGTATTCTTTTCTTTTGCGGATAACTTTCTACCAGAAGAAAGTAATCCAGAAAGACGAGCGTGTTCTGCTCTTACTTTATCAATACCCAAATTGTCTGCTTTGTATTGAGCATGACGATCCTCTGCAGAACCAGTGTAACCTAATTTTTCCATCGCTGATGCATGAACTTTTAAATGTGAATTTAAAGAACCTGCTGCAATGTTTGCAGTTTTCTCTAAAGAGTCAAGTCCTGGATTGCGATAGTTTGGTTGTTTGTTTGTTCCATACTTTGCTGAGATTCCATGATGTCCAATAACCTTACCATTTTTATCATGAATTTCTGCGATTAAATCTGCATTTGAGTTCACATCTTTAATGCCAGTAGTTTTCTCATGATCTCCAGGTTTGTTTGGTTTGTCAGCGTTGGATGTCCAGTAAACATTTCCAATCTTATGTCCAGGTTTGATATGTCCCTGTTGTACTAAATGATCGTGTAATGCTTTGGCTGTAGACTTTGCATGAGAATCAATTTCGTTATATGCAGAGTCGCCAATTTTTTTCTTTAAGCGATCATGCACTTGCTGTGGTGTGCCAGCATGGTCTTCATTTTCAGATTCTGCACGATGATGAGCAGGTAATTTAGTTTCTGGATGTAGATATTTTGATAAAAGGATTTCGTGTAACTTACCTTTGTCATCATTGTCCACTGCACTGCTCAGTGCTTTCTCTACTAGTATAGTTTCTTCTTTTAAGAATGATTTAAAATTTAACATAACTTACCTTAGAAATGGATTCTTTTTCTGCGTTCCTGGTTTAACAGAATAATTACTATTGGGCATTTTAGTAATTTTTATTTCTGCTTGAACTTCATAGAAATCAGATCTTGTTGCAATACGAACTTTAAAATCTCCCATACCAGCAAGAAGTGGAATACGATTAGCACCTAATTTAAGCGGATCAAATTTCGATATTAAATAAAAGTCGTCAGCAGCCTGCATATAATAAGCAGGTTCTTTTTTACCAAGAGTATAATGCTCTGTTACTAACTTACCAAGATTATAGTTCTCTTGATTGGCGATATATCTATTGACATTCGGTTGATCAAAATACTTTTTCATAACATCCAAAGGAACTGCTCCGTCTTCTTTAAGACCACCTTTAGTTGTTGGTATTTTTACTTTTTGTATGGGAATGCCAGCAAAGTCGGCAATTTTTTTGACGAAGTCTCTAGAAAAAGAGGACTTGTTAAGAATCTCAACTGCAGCTTTTGCAGCTGGAGTGGTATAAGTTGTTTTCCAAATACCATTTGAATAATATACACGAGGATTAGAAAGATTATCTGTATGATTCATCTTCACTTCCATCCATGTAGTGGTAGTGCCATATGTCACTTTAACATCAGCATACCCTGTATCTCCTGGAGGTCTTATTGCTGTGACTCCTGGAATTTTATCGATGTATTTGGCTACATCCTGCTCATACTTGTCAGATAACGCACTCATTCACTGTCCCTATTAGTAAATACTAATTATTTAGGACGACGAGATGCTCGGACTGTTTTTTGATATTTACGATCCCACTTGATAATCTGTTGCATAATCTTTGGGATTGCAACATTGTTCTTGTAGTCGTAATTGAAGGACTTTAGATAGGATCTAAGGGTTGATGAGTCTCTGTATTTCTTTGCACGAGATAACAGAATGTCAATAGGAACATTTGGACGATAGGTTTTAAAGTCTAACAAACAGCAATGTGCATATGCTTGTATTTCATCAAACTCAGAGAGATACTTTCTCTCGTCGTTCTTCTTTTGTGACTTAACCTTTTTGTAAGGAACTACATACCCACTCCACTCGTCTCCTCTACGATCGAACTGCATGAAGTGTATTAACTCATGCATAGTCACTTGAATTAGACGATACTTGAATTTGTCCCAAGTTTTATCTGTGAATGGGAATTCATCGAAGTAATAGGTGTAGATGAATATTGTAGACTGGCGAGTAGTGGGATCGTATTCTCCACCACAAGCCACATAGGATTCATACATCTTGGCTTTGGATGGCTCTGGTCGAAACTCTATCTTTGTTCGCCACTTACGGAAGTAGTTGGAAAGACCCTTGCCATCGTTGCGATAGAGATCAAGATCTTTCCAAACCTTTGCAGGAATGAACTTCGCTCTGAATGGTCGTTCCCCAAAGTTGAGTAGATCCATCCAGTCGAAATTGGCATTTTCTAGGAACTTCATTTTACATCCTAGAAAGGCATTTTATCTCTTGAAATGTCCTTCCAAGAAACTCAAAACCTTTCCCTGCTCCTCTAAGTTAGTATTAACGAACTCTGTAATGTAGGGCATTAGTTCAAAATTAGACAATATATTACTATATTTAGTCGCACGACCTTTTAGGAAAGTCTCAGATTGGTCGGATCCTCGTTCTGCATAGCGTTCTTTTAGCATAGCATCTGGAACTTTAAGGTAAATTACCTGAAGATCTGTATTAGGAAGTCCCATTGCAAACTCTAGGAAGGACTGATTAAAGATTCGGTCTCCCTCGAATAGAATATTGGAGGTGGTCTCTCTAACAAACTCCTGTGCCACTGGTTGAACAGCCATACTTAGACGATCTGTACCAGCAAAGGTTTCTCCATCATCATACTTACCTAGAATGTATAGGTCTAGTTCTTTACAATATAGAGCAGGAAGCATCTTTTTAGGTTCGACTTTCTCCCATTGATACTTCTCCATAAACTTACGGAATAGAGTGGTTTTACCAGTTCCAGGTTGACCACCCACAGCGATTAGTTTACGCACCTGTGGTTCTCCACGAATAATCTGAATTGAAATTTGATCAGTTGTTCCTACAATTTCTTTAAGCATGTTTCACTTCCTCAATAAGTTTTCTTAGTTCTTCCTCTGTAAATACCCAGACTCTTCCAATAAAGTGATGCACATCAGAGTCAACATCATGTTTCTTTGTAAAGGTAATCTTCTTTACCAATTCTCTTGATGCATTCTTAGCAAGGTTTTCTTTAATCTCGTCTGCATAAGTTGGAACAGTATCTTTTAACTTTAAGAGTTCATGTGCTGATACTTTATGATCAACAGTTAGTTTATTAAACTCATACTTGTCTAGTAAGT